GATCTGCCAGGCTCGATTCTGCAGTCGATACTCGATTCTTGAGCGCATTGACATCTGAAGTACTAGCCTTTAAGGCAATTTGATTTGCTTGTTGAGTGATCGAGGACTCTGCAGTTGATAGCCGCTGGTTAACTCGGTCTACATCGGTCTTTTTAGCCAAGGTCTTAATAGTATCATTGGTCTTAGTCAGCTCGGTTGAAACTCCGGACATTTGACTTTCCAAAGTCCGCCTTGTTTCTAGAATCAGACGATTGGCACTAGACAGGTCATTTTCTAAAGCTCGCTTGGCTACATTGAGTAAGTTCGTAGCCTCTACTACAGCCCCTGTTTTGGCTGCGAGAATAGCCCGTTCAGTCGCTTTTCGCTCTTCCTGGTCTAAACGTCTAGCCTCTGACAAAGCGTCTTGAATAGCTGAATTAGACCGCTCACGCTCTTTGATTAAGTCAGCGTTAGCCTTTTCAGCAAGACGCTTGGCTTCCTCGCCAGTGGACTGTGCGAGACCTGCTTTTGTGAGGAGCTCGGAAACCTTATCATTATGAAGTTTCTCCTGTTTTGCCAGTTGCTTTTCAACCTCAGCAATTTCTTTTTCAAGCTCTTCTTCATCAATCCCAAGTTTTGCTTTTTGCCACTCTAGCCCATTCCAGACATACAATTCAGTCTTTTCGCCATTTTGATAATAGAGCTGGTCCCCTTTAATCAGAGTCCCTGGTGGCTCATCAGTTGGAAAGGTATTTCCCCAATAATTCTTGTTCTTTCCGTTAGTCGCAACTAACGCCTCTAAGGCAGCTTTGTAAGCTTCAGCAGTGTCAATTTGAGCTTGACCAATCTTAGCAGATAAAGCAGAAACTTGAGTGACTGACTTTTCTACAGCACTAATACTTCCACAAGTAACCTTATGGCTAACTAAGCGATCTCGGATATCATATGAGCTAGTAAAAGAAATGATTCGAACACGTCTACGGAATCCTAATACATCATTAATAGCCATGATGTAATCGCCACATCTTGGCTGTGTATAGGGATAACCTGCTTTTGTTAAGTCCTCCATATCGATTTGAACAGAAATCTCATAAGATGAATCCACATTTGACTTCAACTTGTTGAGTAATGATTCCCTATCTGTGTAGCGTTCATCTACGAGTGGATCCGTCTCAATCAGTCCATATTCATCTGCTAAAGGACTTCTGTAATTGACACTTAGTCGTCCTTTTGAATGGTCGTCCTTGTCATTCCAAACTCCAAATCCTGCCTGAAACGTAGCAAAATCCTTGATGTTCTTTTCAATCTTCAACTCATTCATATTGAAGTTTTTACGGACAACTGTAGTTAAATCTGACCCAGACCTATCCAAAATACGGACAACTCGACCATACACAACAAACTCGACTCCAGCTTGCTTAACAACATCATTAAATAAGCTCAGGCGATTTTTGTATCCAAAAGACTGTTTTTCAAAAGCGTAGCGCTTCACCTCGTTTCTGAAGGAGTACCCACTACCATCAAAAATAAAATGTAGATATTCTTCAAAGGTATGCGATCCGTCATTTAAAGAAGTATGAACAGATGATTTTGAGAAGTCCCAGAAGAATTGATGTACGGCATCGAATTCCACTTCTAGCTGGCGACCTTTGTCATGAGGTTTTATATAGGTGACAACGTAATATTCATCACCGATTAGCAATCGCCAGCCACGATCAATCTTACGAAGCACAGTCTGAGGTTCACTGATTTTTCCAGATAATGACCGCTCACCATTGACTGACTGTTTAATGTCATAGGTCATCCGAACACCATATCGGCGTTGGTTTTGGTCAAGAAACGTTACCATCAAAACTCCTTTCTATTTGAATAAATCAACCAAACCTAAAATGCGAATTCGCCCCCTAAAGTTAGTTTGGTAAGTATTTTCAATAAATGGGTGCAGTTCAAAAAATTCATAATTCGTCTTCTCGTTCGCATTTTCCCCATTCATAATTACTTCATGCCCAAAGACAGTAATTTTAGTCCCGTTTTCCAAATTAGAGGCCTGATTAAACATAAAATTATGATTATTCAACCGAAAATAAAAAGCATTCTGCCCACCATCTGAAACGAACTCAATCCTAAAAGGAACTTCTAGCTGACTCAGGGTTTCTGTACCGTTGTATAGAATCTTTCCTCCCGAAAGAAGCACGTCTTTTGCGTCGGACTGGCCAAACGGTAGATTTACAGTTTCAAAATGAATCTGTAAATCATAAACAAGTCCCCCTGTAAATCGACCCTTGAAAGAGAAATTTATCTCTTTACTTGCAAGAACCTCATGTCGATATTTCCAGGGGATGAGCCTACGCTCCTTCTCATTGAAATCTCCCCTGGTATTCCCTGGGAGTTCAAAACCATATAGCTCATCCTGCTCCGGAACTAATTTACGAATAAAGTAAGGAACACGACTCAAGAAAAATCCATTTAGGAAATCTTGCTTCTCATAAAACTAAGAAATGGAAGGAACTTTTATCCGTCCCTTCACATCAATTTCTTTCTTCTTAAAATTAGCATTATCAAAAATCCTCCCTGAACGACCTTTGACCGTACGAGATTCCATTTCCAATTCGGGAGAAGACTCTTGAATCTCGATATTATAAACTCCAAACTGAGACAAAGTAGAAATCGTCCCATTCTGATTAATTTCTAAATCCATTCTTCCTCCTAGTGGTTAAAAAATTCTGACATTGCCTGTAAGCGAGCTTCTTTTTCTTTGACTGCGGTGTAGATTTCGTCACCAATAAGTTCATTATGGATTTCAAACCTAGTTTCTGGTAATACCATTGAACGCACTTCATCACTAAGTGATTCTAAGGATGATTTCACCCCAGAGTTAGTAACTTGAGCTGATGTTCTCATAATACTGTTTGACTCAAATTCCTGATCAGTAATTGCGTTAGCGTATTCTTCTGAAACAGCTTTAATGTCACTAACCCACTCAGCCATACCGATATACATACCCTCACCAGTATAGCTACCAATTGCTTTCATCACACGAGATGGAGAGTGAATATCCAAGGCACGACGGATTGTACTTGCAATGTTATTAGCAATACTTGCAGCAAGTGCATATAAAGCACCAGCCATACTTGCCAGACCATTGTAAAGCCCTTGGCCAGCATGAGCCCCCGCAGCTTGTAATTGCCCTGCCAATTGATTAAAGATTGACACAATCTGTGAAGCTGTGCTCTGGGATACGGAGGCAGAACGACTCATACCTGATTGAATAGCCGATACAACTGCACTCATACCACTTGTCACAGTGCTACGGACTCGGTTAAAGGCACTAGTGAACGTTGAAGCAATTCGCTGTCCACCACTTTGAGCAGCTGAACCAATTTGAGTCATACCATTCCGTACGGCATTCGTCACTCCATTCATGGATGATTTAGCGCTCTGTTCTGCTCGTTGGAAATTGGACGTAATACTTGTGGCAACTTGCGAAGTATTCGCTTGAGCTGAAGCAGCTACTTCAGATAAATCTCCATTTACACTGGCAGCTAGACCCGCAGTAGAAGATGTTGCTGACGCTTGTGCAGTACTAAAATCAATACCTGTTTGGGAAGCAATTTGAGAACTTGAAAGCGACGCACTCTGATAGGCAGTGGCGTAGTCAATTCCTGTTTGGGAGGCGATACCTGCTGTTGAAGTAGCTGCATTTGTTTGGGCAGTATTGAAATCTAACAGGGTCTGCGAAGCTAATTGTGAAGTTGACAACCCTGCATTTAACTGAGCGGTTGCTAAATCTAAAGTAGTCTGAGATGCCAACTGCGAAGTAGAACTAGCAGCATTTGTCTGAGCAGTGGCAAAATTCGTGCTAACATTGCTATTGATAGATGTTGCTTTAGTTAAAGTGTCTAAGTCTAATCCAGCTAAAGCTCCAGAAACTCCAGTAGCCATCTCATTTGATTTACCGATAGCGTCTGCACTTGCTGTTCCAAATGACTGATTCAAACTTGCAACCATATCATCGACAAACTTACTGCTATCTGCCATCGTTTTAGTGTTAGTTGAAACAGTATTCGCCATGTCAGTAGAATCTGCTTTTACCTGAGCAGTACTAGAACTAGTCTTACCAGTAATGGTATCCCACATCCCACCAAAGAAACCGGTAACCCCATCAACAACACCGGATACTACACCGCCTAAAGCGTCCATCATCCCTTCACCTAGACCCTTGATTAACTCCCAACCGGTTTCAAAAATCTTTGGAAGTCCCATGATAAGAGCGACAGCCAATTCTGCTATTAATTGGATACCAGCCATAATGATTTGAGGAATCGATTGTCCTAGTCCACTCAAGAACGATTGAATAATTTGAACCCCTGCTTGAATAATCTGAGGTAAATTCTGAATCAAACCGGATACCAGAGATACAATTAGCTGAATCCCTGCTTGTAGAATCATTGGAAGATTAGCGACCACACCTTGAACAAAGGAGGTGATAACCTGAACACCAATCGCTAAAATTGTTGGAATTGATTGGATAACCCCATTAACCAAGTTCTGAAGTATTTCAATACCTTTAGCTAAGATAGTTGGCATTGCCTGTCCAAGACTCATCAAAAAGTTTGAAACTATTTGCTGAGCCGTTGACAACAACTGTGGTAAGTTCTGCATAATCCCTTGAACCACATTGGCCAAGAACTCCATACCTAAAGCCAGTAACTGTGGCAAAGCTGTGAGAACTGAGTTCAAGAACGTTCCCACAATCGTAATAGCTGAACTATAGTCATTTGAAACAAGAACAAGACAACAAAGCATCCAGAAAATTGTCATAACTGGGTAATACTTTTCTAAGGTGTTTTTTCATATGAGCCCATGTGTTTTCAATGGGATTATACTCAGGTGAGTAGGGGGGAAGAGGCAAGAGTTTATGTCCTTGTTCTTCGCACAATACTTTTAGACGACTCATTCTATGAAACCTTGCATTATCCAGAATGATAACGGATGGGCTGTCCAAACTAGCTAGTAAAAATTGTTGAAACCAGGCTTCGAAAAAATCACTAGTCATGGTATCTTCATAAGTCATGGGAGCTACAAGTTCACCATCTACTTGACCTGCAACTAAAGATATCCGTTGGAATCTTCTTCCAGATATCTTACCTTCTATCAACTGTCCCTTCAAAGAGCGTCCGTATTCCCGATAGAAATAAGTTTCAAACCCTGTCTCATCAATATAAACAGGAACCATATCCCTTAAATTATCCAATTCTTTAAGGAATTGAGCTACTTTTTCGGGATCTTGTTCGTAGTAGGTAGTTCTTTTTTTTTTTCGAGTATATCCCATAGCTTTAAGAGCATAATGAATAGCTGTTGGATGACAGTCAAACTCAGCAGCTATTTCAGTCAAATAGGCATCTGGATGGATTTCAAGATAACTCTTTAACTTATCTCTATCAACTTTTCTTGGGGTGGTCCCTTTAACTTGGTGATGAAGCTCTCCTGTTTTCTCTTTTAATTTAATCCATTGATAAATGGTATTACGAGAAATTTGGAAAACAGTTGCTGCTTCAGAAATACTGCCAATATTCTCACAATATGAAAGAACTTTTTCACGAAAATCTACTGAATATGCCATAAAAATAGTATAGCACAAAGTGTGTGGTTTTTGTTTCATTCTACTATAATTAGAGAACCAGCATTGGCACCAACACCTTGTACCAGACTAGAAATCAGAGACATTCCCGCATTTACAAGAACAGGGAACATAACCGCAAAGGCTTGAGCGAATTTGGCAACCAAATCAGTACCACTTGCAATCAATGCTGGGATTTGACTGGTAATCCCTGCCACTAGAAGTCCAATAATCATTGGGCCTTTTGTCGTAACAACTTGTAGCAACTGGTCAATCTGTGCGCCGAATTGACTATTGATCAATCCTAGACCCGCAAGAACTAGTCCAAGGATTGCCGCTGGACCAATAGAAGCAAGTGCGAGACTTGCTACACTAGCAATTCCAGAAGTCATCATTCCAAGTACATTCAAACCAATACTTGCCGCATTCGCAAAGACCCCACCTAGTCCAGCTACCTTGGCAGCCAACGCTCCTGCAAATCCTGCTGCTATACTGAAAGTTCCAGCCATCATAGATCCGAAACCAGCAATCCCTGCTCCCACACTGGCCAACATTCCACCTAGACTACCTAGAGCAGAAACCAGAGGAGTTAGCGCTCCAATTGCAGCTGATGGATTCAACATAGCCCAAGCAGCAAGCGCAGCCGGACCTATTTCACGAAGAGCTCCAACTATTTGCTTAATAGCACCAAAGCTAACTCGACCTTTATTTGCAAAGTCATCTAGCGCTTGACCCATACCTGAGAACAGATCTTTTACTGGTGATAAGAAAGAAAAATCAAACTTGAATGCATCTTTTAATCGGGCAATTGCCCCGACGATATTTGGAACGGTCTTAAGCATAACGTGGTGCTAAATCATCAAATACCTTATTAACAGCTTCCTTGACCTTCATCAAGTTGTCATAGATAGTCCCTAAACCTTTAGCCTCTGCTGCCTGATCCCAGGCTTGGATAATATTTCCAACACCTTTAGTAATGGCATTTTTGATATTATTGAAAGCTGTTCGGATACCTGCTGCAGAAGCCATCGCCATTTTAGCGAATCCGTCGGCGCCTTCATTTAATTCAATTAATTTGTCAGCGAACTCATCAGCCGTTATTTCACCTTCAGATAGAGCTTTCTTGAAATCTTGAACTCCTTTTTCACCAAATCCAAAAGCTTTGGCCATTTTATTCATCAAGCCTGGTGCGGCTTCACTTACTGAATTAAACTCTTCCGCCTGGATTTTTCCTGATCCCAAAGATTGGTTAAACTGTCTAAGAGCTTGTTCTGCACCTTCAGTTGTTGCACCGTATCCAAGCATGGCATTATTAAATGCTAGGGCTAATTTAGTTCCTTTTTCCAAACTTCCAGTGGTGATAGCCAATTGTTGAGCACTAGAGACGGCACTATCAAGGGTTGTTGGTAAACCTTCAATACCTTTTGACAATTGATCAACTGCTGCTTTTGATTCTTGAGCAGAATAACCAAACAGGGCCATTGTCCTTGGAAAACGGTTCATGGTATCAACACGACTAATTGCTCCATCGATGGAACTTTTAATCATATCAATCCCCTTTTGAGCTACAGCGAGTAAACTAAAGGCCGATACTATATTCCGAACAGTGCTTCCTAGCTGATTCCCAGAACTGCTTGCACTTGCAAACTTAGCACTGATAGAAGAAAGGGCGCTTGTTCCTTTTGAACCAAGAGATGAAAAAGCTCCACCTAATCTGCCCGATATTTGACTAGCAGCCCGACCGATGGAACTAGCCAATCGTCCACCTAAACTATTTGACATTCTGTCAACAAAAGAATTAACTTTAGACCCCAAGGCACTAAACATACTAGACCAGGATGACATGACAGGATTCAATACTTGAGAACCAAGCGCTCTAGTAATCTTACCAGCTACTCCAGTTATTTTTCCTTCCAAAACAGATACTTTCGATGCCATCGCACCAAAGGCTGCTCCAAAAGGTCCCGGTAATCTGCCAGCTGCACTAGCCAGTTTGCTGACTGCTCCTAAGAGCTTTCCAGATATACCACTAGCAAATCTATCCACGACACCATTCAGCTCTGCAAACATCGCTTTTGGGCTAGACAGAGCATACTTGAAATCGAATTTAAACGCCTTGGTCAGTAATGAATTAACACGATTCCCAAAATCTGTCGCTTTCTGGTGAATAGTCTGAAAAGCACCGCTCAATGCATTCGCCATCTTCTGAGCAGCGATTCGAATCGGTTCAGGCAATCTTTGTCCGATGTTTGAAATCATCCGTTGGAGTTCTCCAAGGGCTATTTTCAAACTACCAGTCAGGCCTTTACCGATTTTTGAACCCATACTATCACTACTACTTGCCAACCTAGCCATCAATTGCCCAATTTTTTGAACCATTTGGCTTGCACTATTTGCAGCTGCTTTTTGGGCGGCATCAAATGCACGCTTGGTCATAGCTTGGACTTCTGACATTGCTCGCTCATAGTCACCAAGATCAGCGCCTATATGAGCAGTAATACTACCGTCAAAACCGGCCATTTCCCTCCTCCTATCTATTCTTAAAGTAGTTATTCAAACGATTCACCTTCTCAGCAAAATCATCTGTAGAAGGACTTTGAACACGTCCTTCACTAAAGACAGAACGAATTTTATCCCTGTCTTTTTTCTTGCTTAACTTGCTGGCTTTTACAGACTTAGCATTAAGGGTATACCTCATCTCTAAAGCCAAACCAGACAACATTTCTTTATATTGGACTTGTCTCAGATACAAGCCCTCAAGAATTGCCTCTAGCTCCCACTTATTGCATGATAGAATCAATTCAACATCTGTACACCCTGCTTCAGCGCACTCTGTTAAGAGATTGCGCTTTTCATCTTGCCAATAGTTGCGCCGATGGTTTCGACCTGGAAGCTTAGTTCCACGTCTTCTGGTTTCAGCTCCGTTTGGGCTTGGTAAAAGGCTAGTGCCTTGTCTAAATTCTCGATATACTTCAAAATTTTCTTTTTGAAAAAACCAGAATCAACCATCTCTTCCTCAATTTCTTGGAAAAGAGCTTCTTGTGGATCATCAGATTCCGATTTTTCAAAATACTGCTCAATAGCAGCAATAGCCTCATCCTCTGACACTGCTTTCGCTTTCTTAGAAGCCATAACCATAATCAAATCAACGATACCTTGGTCATCACGGTCAATGATCTTGGTAAACAGTGAACCAATTCCATCATTATTGCGCTTTCCTGTTTGAGTGTCACGACTTCCCAATTCTTTGTCAATTTTAAACATTGCTCGATAGTCAAACTTAATATCAACAACTGATTTACCTACTGTTAATTCCATGTTTTTATTCTCCCTTGTATAAAAATAGGGGAGGCCTCGGGCCTCTCAATTATTGATTTTGTGCTGGTGAACTTGCTTCACGTTGAATAGCATTGTAATCACCAGTTGTCTCACCAGGATTTTGATATTCATAAACATCTGTAAGCAAGGCAATTTCTTCCTGTGTAAGTGGGAAACGACCATCTTTCAAGGCACCGATCACATCCAGCGTATAAGACAACTCAACATAATCTGTAGTACCGGAAGAACGTTCGACCTCTCCCACTTTGGCATACCCAAATTTAGCCGGATATGTATCCTTATTGTTCTCAACTTTTTTCACACTATCATCGACAATAACTTCCCAGACCTTGACAGATTTACCAGAACGGGAAGCATCTTCGATAACCCCTACAGATGGATCTTGAGGGGCATAATAAGAAGTTACCTCGATTGAGTGTTCATCCGTAGATTTCTCAAGAAGGCGACCTTGTTGAGTCTGCTCATCCAGATACTCTCCACCAAGAGTAGTTGTCCCGTCCGTACGATAAGACGGTAAGAGTGCCGCTGAACCAAGTTCAGCATCTACAGCTTGGATAAAATAAAACACCTTACTTCCGATAATTGGTTTACCAGTAGTAATTGAAATATTTGGCTGTTGTCCTGCTTTTTTAGCCATTTCATTCTCCTTTAAATAATTGTTTCTGTTAACCTTATTGCAATATGGTAGACTTCTCGACCTATCGTGTCATCTAGCATCACTGTTGTGTTAATTCTAGAATTCCTCCCAAGCAATCGAATAGCCTTAAATTTAGTTTCCTCAACCAGCGTCCGATTGTCATTCGGTAAAAAAATATCAATAGATACGGTCATATCTTCGATGACTGCTCCTGTCAAAGCAGTCTTACCTGTATCAGAAGTCACTGATCCAATTACCAAAAAAGGCTCCATTTCAGAAGCCTTTGGTAATTTGTAAAAAATTGGGATATCTAAATCTGATAAGCGATCGCCTAAGGTCTTAAAAAATTTTGTGGTAGATGAATAAGTCATCCTTACCCCCTAAACATAACTTTAAGCTCTCCCATCAATTTAGGATATTCACTCTCCAGCGCTGGCATCATAAAAGGCTGAGCTGCCATCTTACGAGTACCAAGTTCAACATACACCGAGTAGTGAGCTGGTGAGACAACTTTATGAGACAAAAATCCTACAGGAGCACTGTAGATAGTGTTACTCATCCAGCCTGTATCCCAAGGAGCATAAAATTTAGCTCCTCGTTCCACTCTGAGACTAGAACGAATCAACACTTTATCTACAGCTTTTTGAGCTTCTTTGGGCTTTTTACGTACATTTCTTAGAAAGCTGTCCAGCCCTTTCACTTTATAGGTAATCATACGTAAATCACCGTACTATTCCTGTAGTACTTTAACCCTGAAATCTTGTACTTCTGTCCACGATATTCAATTTCACTAAATCCTTTTCTGATTCCCTGAGTATGCAATTTGAATCTGTCGGTTCTATAATTGCCGAATATCCCCATCTGCTCATTGGAGTTTAAGAGACTCATCATACACGGGATAGGACTACTCTTTGTTTTTACAATTTTTGAACCCAGATAATCTCCTTCCGGTGCTTCTGAAATCAAAATGACCCTATCACTGTAAATCATAGTGCCTCCTTAAATAAAACGAACAATACCTCTTGGTCGTTTATTAACAACCAAGTTGGCTAAGATTTCTTCATAACCAGACAAATAGTTAGCTTCCCAAGAAAAAGAGCGTCCTTCCTCACTATCAGAAGTTGCCCCTTCAGAATTCAATTTGTTGTATCGTTTCACAGCCACATCCCGAACGATATAATTAACCGATTCAGGTAGTTCTTCTTTCTTAGTTGTTGCATGGAGATTCACGAATGCTAAGATTCGCTCCTTACTATCCTCGATAATGAGATTCAAAAGGTCATCCTGGACAGTGTCCTCCTTAGGAATCCCCTTCAATAATTTAACTTCGTCAAGAATAGCCATTATTCACCTCACTAAGCAGCCGGAGTTGCTGTTGCTTCAATGGTTGCTTCTACGACACCTTCTGGAATTTCCGCAAAAAGAATATTCGCTCCAAAGAATACAGATTCATAAGTAAGATTTGAAATCTCACGGCCACGAGTTGCTGCAATCAAGCCTGTCTCATCTGTAAAATCAGAGAAAAGACCACCTAGGTCAGAAGCATTGACATTGAGATGGGCAAAGACAATATTTTCAACAGCAGTCGAATAAATCTTCCCTTTAGGTACAGAAGGCATAACAATGACATTAGACATTCCAAGGAAATTTTTTAGCAAAGTAAAACCAAAAACGTTACTTGCGTCCGCAAGAACCTTCGTATCACCAAGATACTCAGCAACATCAAGTGGACTCACAAATGAAACAATTGGAGAACCTTCAAACTCATTGAACGTAGACAATTTCCCCCATGATTCGGCTAATGCTTTCTGAAGACCTGCTCCTTTAACTTTTGTAGGCTTCTTCTTAAGGAAGTCAAAAAATTGCTCTTTAATTCCATTTTGGATCTCACGCATAATACGATTATCTGACTCATTGATGGCACGAGAAGCCCCATGACGAGCAATTGCTTCTGCGGTTGTTACCCGACGTTTTTTGAACCACTCAACAGTATACTCTTTGTCTGGAGTACGGGTAACTTTAGAAAGCGGAATCGTTTCACCCTCACCAGGATTCGCATTATTTAAATCCACATTCCATTTGTAGGTTTTAATCTTCAAATCACTGGAAAGCGATTCCTTTCGAGTTACCCCAAGCAGGGTAAGTAAGTCATTAATATTCTTTGAAAAACGATTGACGAAATCAATACTTTTAATCTCGCCAAGGTCAGCCATGACATTTAGATTTTGTTCAGCCATATCTTCCTCCTATTTCTGCGTAAATAAACTTCGATTTTCAGCAATTAAACGCTGACGTTCATCATCATCCTTAATTGCCATAATCTCTGACTTAGACATGCCAGATGATGAATTACCAGTCCGAGTGGTCTTTTGAACCAGGCGAGCATTGACCTTTTTTTCGACTTCTTCGTCGAATACCTTACGGAGAGACTCAATATTGCTTTGTACCTCCTCTGCAGTAGGAGCTAACACAATATCCAAGAACTCTGTTGGTAAGCCTTCAGTAGCCAAGAGATCACGAGCTTCAAGACGGAGTTCTTTCTTAGCAATGGCATTTTCTCGCTCCTGAATAGCTTGCTCACGCTTCTCCTGTTCCTCCTTAGCCCGTTGGTCTTTAGATAACTTAGCCAAGCGTTCTCCTTCGGTACGGGCTTCTTCCAAGGCTTTAGCTTGTCCATCTTCCCACTTGACCCGCTCAGCTTTTATCATTTTAGCGATATCTTCACGAGTGAAAAGACGTTCCTGCTTTTCCTCAGTTTCGTTAGATTCCACTTCTTGTTGCTCATCAACTGAAGTATTCTGCATTTCTTCTGACATATCTATCCTCCAGCGATTACGTCGCTACTCGAAAATCTCGTTTTACGTTCGGCAACGAAACAGTGCAACTTTTAACGTCGTTAGCAAAGTTTGGACAAAACAAAAACGGCCTATTGTTTGACCGCTTTTTTCAATTCTTTCATAAAATATGTTACGTACAAAATAATGATACTCACTAGCAGTAAGGATAGGAAAATTCCAACCAACAAACTGACAATATTCCAAATTAGTTGTAACATTATTTCTCCTTTCAAGGTACGAAAAAAGCACATAGATTTCTCTAGGTGCTTGATTCAAGATTAAAAAACAACTTGCTCATTCAGTAAATCATCATCGGTGTACTCTACTGTAAAGGTATCCAATTTATTAATACTCCGTCCCAGTACAATGTTGTGAAATGTATATGGTTTACCTCCAATAGTGATAATTCCATTTGGTTTTGAATGACTAAAATCCGGATTATCAACTGTCACAGAAAGTAAGCCCAAGGCTTTTAACGGAAAAGTTGAGACTACCTTATTTTTCATTTTCTAACTCCTCCAATTCTTTTTGATACATTTTTAAAGCTTTTTGAGTTTGCCGTACTTCCGATCGAGGTATCTTGTATTTATCAACTACCGACAATAGGTATCTTTGAGCCGCAATTTCCGCCTCTAAGATACTCCGACGACTATTTGTATCAATTTCTCCTCTTAGATGTTGGTCCGCATGATACAGCTCCTCCAGAATCTCAGAAACAAGCGGTTTTCTTTGCAAAACGATTGTATCGTGTCCTAGACAGATAGCATCCGCTTTTTGCAACTCTAAATACTTAGATGCTTCTTCGTTTTGCCATACAATACCACCACGTTCAACAAAAGATTTAGTCAATACCTTTTGTCTTACAATCGGAACAGGGCGACGTTTATTCGGATCTTTGTTTCGCTTCATGCGTTCCATACCTTTATTATACACCGAATTATCATTTTCTTCAATTCCTATATCACTTTGAAGCTCCTCATCATCAGGCACAATTCCAGACCGGCAATTGTAATGAAAAGGCGGAGCATTGAGCCCTGCCTTCATTTCTGATAATTCATAACGCTTGTTTTCTTTAGCGATTTGCCGGCAGATATCCGTTGTTCGGTCATCAAGATGAACCAGAATTCGATAGTACTTCAACCCAGCGTCTAGGTAACGCTTAGCTACTGAGTTGGAGATGATTGCAGTCCCATCAGTTCGAATAATTGTCTGAGCCCTGCTTCTTGCCACATTGTACTTCTTAGCAATTTCTTGAGCCATCTCTCTAGGATTCAATCCTCGGATAAAACAACGGCGAAGAACCTCTCTTAGATCCTCTGCTAACTTATCGACATTGCCCCAGATATGCTCTGAATAGTTCTTCCCGTTAATAGGAGTTCTAACCAATTCTCTCAAAGCTGGCTCGTTGATAGTTCCTCGTCTATCTCCAGCTTTTCGGTAGGCATACTTGGCAATCTTTAACAAATGATTCTCAAAAGTTGAACTAATAGATGTCGCCAACACACCAGCTCGCCAAGTCAACTCAAGGTTCAGTAAATCCATTCTAGTAGCTCTGGCGGAAGCATACTGTTCATTTAATCGCTTTAGAAGCTCTGGATCTTTTTCTGCTTGCTCAAAGTATTGCTTAGCATTTTGTTGATAATCACTCAAATCCTCGTGTCTGAGTTGATACATGGCTTCTTGCAAGGTCAAACCATTGTCATCCGCAAACCTTTGATAGAAAGCAAACAATTCCTTTTGAACCAGCTTGGCTTCTTCCAAATAGATTCTCGCTATCTCAGCAAAGACATCAATATCAATCTGATCTGCATAACGGATGATTTCATCAACCCTCTTGGTCCAGTAGTCTTGATGTTTCTTCTTGTCCGCCATCTTCTTCAACCTCTAATCTAGGACTAGGTTCATCAGGTTCTTGCTCACGCAAACGTTCTAACTCTGCTTTAGCATCTACTCCTGTTACCTGATTCAATACTTCAAATACAGTCTGATCACTAACCATTCCGTACAATGATTTAGCCATAGCAACCAATTCGCTGTCATTCTGTGGAATATTTGGTGTGAAAATAATTGATGTCTGGTTAATCTTTTCGTAAGAAGTAGCTTCACTCCCTTTGATTGACCAAATATTTGCTGCTAAGCGTAATCTTCGCATTAGTCCAGCTTCAAACAAATCTTGTTGTTGTTCACGGTAGTTATCGCTAGCCATCAGCTTGTATTTCATAGATTCGCCAGACTGTGTGCCTGAGAAGTGCATGTCTTGAATGTCTGGTGTGAAAGTAAAGCGCAGAATATCATTCACCAAACGTTGCTTATAAGCCTCTGCTCCAGTTGTGTCATACTGTTTGACTAGGTAGCTAGCGTCAGGTTTCGAACCGTTTTCATTGGGATTGTCTTCAAGAATAAGTATTTGAGCTTTCTTATAACCGATAGAAATACCAAGTTTGCCATTAGGGTTTACGCTACCATCAGGAAGAAAATCTTCCTCATCAGCACCAGTGTATTGATTCCCTTTAATGACCAAGATAGCGTCATTACTGTTTTGCTGAAAATTAGCCAACTCAGATTGAGATAAATCGTAGGCATCAATATTATCCAATACAGATTCAAACGATCCTAAGCGATCTTCGTTATTACTGTACTCATTGATAGGAACTCCATTGAAATGATGTTCTTCATCGTCAATATACTTCATTCCATCTGTATTTGTAGACGAATACTCATAAGAATAAACTCTATCCGCAGTATAAACCTTGATGATTTCTTTTCTTTTGCCTCCACCATAATTGATATTGTAATAATTGATTGCCATGAGAGAGTTGCGCTCGTAGGTATCGTCATAAATTACAAATGTCTGTTCAGCTGGAAGTTTGAATAATCTAATCCAGGTTTCATTCTCATCGCCAGCGACTGTTAGTAGTTCATAAGCTAGACCATAAACACACAAATCTTTCTTGATTGCAGTATTATGTCGTTTCTCATTGTTTCTAGCTGACAATTCATCAATATACTCCTGGATAACGGTGTCTTCATTCTTATACTCAACTGGATTCCCCAACATATAACCCTGCTCAAATACTGTGATGTACTTTGCAAAGTCACTAGAGATTCGATTATCAGCCGCAGTCACATCAGTTTTCTTGGAGCGATACTTGATGTTATTGTCGCCTTTGTAATATCGCTTCAACTCCTGAAGTCGGTCTAGCTGAGTCGTTTTGTGCTCGGAGACGTATCTCTGTAACTGTTCAATCCAAGTTTTTGATCCATAGTCGATTTCTTCAAAATCCTCTTGCAACATAATGAACTGCTCATTCGCATTTTCTTTAAACCTAGTCCCAGCTAAAAAATTTTTTTGCATGAACACTCCCTTCTAAAAATATAGCCTTGCATCTTTCAAACGCTCTTTCGCAGTCTTTTGTTTAATGTGATACCGTTCCATCGAATATCGTAAGGCATCGATGATGTGGTTGTTCTTATCGATTGGTTCATTCAACCAGTTTCCTTCTTTGTCTTGTGCGAATGTGTAAGTGTTAAACTCCTCAATAGTATTCTCACAAGATGGGTGGATATTAATTTTAAACCCTTGCAAAAACTGAATCCCTTGCATGATAGACCCTTTCCCCTTGTAGCTAGCTACGATACCTCGGATTCCCTTACTTCGGATTTCTGTAATCAGCCGTTTTTCTGCACTGTCTGCAGTCAATAGGGTTCGATCCAGCTGATTATCTTTCAGCATTTTAACAATAGCATCAGTCAGCATCCCTCTCTGATAATGTTCTCGGTATATCCAAATCTCTTTCTTCTCCAAATCAATCGCTGAACAAACTAGCGCTGTTGGATCATGGGTAAAACCAAAGTCAAGACCAGCCGTTGTTTCATTGATTCGCTGAATCGTTTGGTCAATGTTAAAGTCAACAACTGAAAAGTTATCGAACACCAAGCCCTCAGCGACTCCCCATTCGCCATCACAGACGATTCTAGCCCGCCTAGGGTTAGTCAGGTATAAATCCTCATATCGTTGGATATCGACCTCATCAAGCCACTCATTGACTCTGTAGGTGGTCGTCAAAGCTAAGGTATCTGCTCGCCTCGTATCTTCATCAAAAAATACTTTCTTGAGCCAATGTCGTTCCGACCAAGGGTTGAAAGTCACTGTGATTTGTTTGAAGAAATCCGGAACATCTAAACTCCCCCGGATAGATTCGACAACTGTTGAAAACTTGGCTTCACTTTCAATCTGGTACGCTTCTTCAAACCAGGCCCAGCAAAGAATGCCAACATCAACCGTAATGGATGTGATTTTCAACTCATCATCAAGCCCTCGAAATAGAATTTTCTGACCTGTTTTTCTGACAGTGATTTCCGGTAACGACTCATTAAACTTGAATAAGTGCAGAACCCCCAACTGATTGCAGGCCCATTTGAAATCTGTGTAAGTCGATTGTTTGTTAGTATTCGAGTACCTACGAACTACCAACAGATTAGCCCACTCATACTTGAGCATTCGAACAATAAAATTGAGAGCAGTAGTCTTTGATTTCTTTGATCCACGGCTGCCCTTTACAACTCGATAGAAGTTTGTGGAGTGCCAATACTTGCCATACCCTTTTCCGACAATTGCTGGCAGGTTCTTAATCAAGGATTTCTGACTCATTTGCAAACACCACCGTTCCTTGTACCTCAGCCTCCACCTTATCAGTCCACTCATCCTTTCTATTCTTCAACCAGAATATTTGAGCTGTAGTATTTGGTTTATGGTACTTCTTAATGGTAACGACATCCCCCTGATTTGTGACTGTCTCTTCAGTGTAGTAAAAACCAGTAGCTGTCTTATACAGAGCGTTTTCTACCTGTCTGTCGGCTACTTGTTTACTCTCTTTTAGGGTGGCCGAAAAGGCCGGAAATTTTTTCTTCCAGTCTTTGAATGTTGAATAAGATATTCCGATATTGCTTGCAATCTGAACATCCGTCAATCCATCTCTGGCCCAGCCTTTTACCAGAAGTAAACCTTCATCAGTTACCCAGTCGGTGTACTTCGCCAGTTTGACCGCCTCCTAACTTCATCGATATTAATAATATTTTTAGCGGTAAACTGCACTGTAAGTAAACCATTCATCTTTAACAACAGTCTTGCACATTCTCGCTTATCAATCTTATTTTCGGATGTCAAATACAAGTAGACAACATTGCACGAAATAAGCTTAATCATTTGTACTTGATTATTGACATCAATTTCTTCCTTGTTTAATTTTAAAGTCTTTTCAATAAACAATTCTTGTTCTTCTGTATACACTGGCTCAATCGAGTAGTCATAAATCGCACCCTCGCCACCAATTGTTGAATTATATCCGTTGCTATAAGTACCTTGATTTTTAATCCACTCTTTTTCCAATCTAAAGAGTTCAGCCTGATTATCTGCACGGTCTACCACATGAATTGAAAAATTATCCGATCCATATTTCCTAATTGCTCTTCCAATAACCGAATTTGCAACACAATGCTCAGCAAAACGTTGATGTACAGTTCGAGTTGTAACTCCAATGTACTTCTTGCCATTTATTTGATTTTCAATACAATAAACAATTCCATAGCACATTTTATTCACCTCAAACTATATCTTAACATGGACAGCAGGAATCGAACCTACACTGAAAGTTTTGGAGACCTCCGTCCTGCCATTAAACTATGTCCGTAAAACAAAAAGCAGCGACCTAAATCACTGCTTTATCCACCGTTGGTGACTGCCAAAAAATAAATAAGGAGATTTTATATTCAAATCACGACTGAAACGCTTGACTGAGTAGTTGGTGGATGTCAATTACAAAGGACTTCGTTGTCTTTCGCAATAATTGATACTACTAGTTTAGCACTTAGAAAGTATCATTTAGTTCAGTTTGTATCATTTTTTTCAGAGAGTTTTGAAATCCCGCTCGATCTCGCCCTCTGTATAGTTGCACGACTCCAGTTCAATT